TGTAATTTTAATTGGTGTTCACTCTACAGCATATGCGATGGATAAAGAACCTGTCATCTGGGTACAAGTTCCACAATGGACAGATGATTGGGCAGTATGTGCAGTAGATATTCCAGACGCAGCTTGTCATTGGTATGTTGCAGAAGCAGACAATACCTTTGGAGAAGGATTTGATTGGGAAACCGCACCATGGTTTGATGCTAATGGGTTGAATGATGTAGCACCAATACAAAAACAAACAGTTGCACAAAAATTACAAGAGGTAGGATGATTCCAACACGATTAGTCGCATCAAGTTTTCTAAATTTTATCTTCTACATCTACGCAATCGGTTTTGTAATTGCGTTAGGATTAGAACAGGTTCTTAAGTTCAGACCTTTATCTGTTGATTCTACAATGAACGAAAGAAACATGTTCATTGTTCAAACTAATAGGAAGTATCTATGGAGACAAACATGGGTAGTAAATATAAACTGGTTCGTATGTAACCTAGGTTTATACTTCTTATCAAGAAATATGCAAACACCTGTAGGAGATACTTTTTGGCAAGGAATGTAGGTCTATTGATATTAAGAATAGCAATAGGAACAATGCTGATTCATCATGGTTATGAGAAAACAGCAGACATAAACAATTTCGCAGACGCATTTGTAAGACCTATTGGATTTCCATTTCCAATAATATCATCTTACATAGCAGCATACTCTGAGATCTATGGTAGTTGGTTAGTGATAGCAGGACTATTCACAAGACTTGCAGCACTATCAATCGTAGGCACAATAGGAGTAGCAATATATCACGCTATTGTGACAGCAGGATTCAACATATACCTACTGGAACTTTTGATACTATACATGGGAGGAGCATTGTGTATCCTTCTACTAGGTGGAGGAGACTTCTCTATTGACAGACTACTAAAGAAGTTTGGTATCAAATTTAAGAAACCACATATACCTTTTACGTAAAGTGATCGCCTCATCTGGACATATATTTCACATGGTTATTACCATATTAAGTGGCACAATTGTAACAACAAGCTTGTGCTTAGTGATGATGTATGCTATGATGGACGATAAATAAGACTACCCCTATGACAATTCGTATGAGAGATGACATTCTTGCTAATCAAATCACATACTACAATGGTTTAATAGCAAAGCATAAACAGAATGTTGAGATCTACCTTAATAATCCTGTTGGTATAGGAGAACATCCAGATGTTATGGCAGCAATCGAAGCAGAGGTAACGTCTATAGCACAGGCACACGAAAAGATAGAGGTAATAAATCACTATTTCTTGAACAGGTAATATGGCACTAGCAGCAGACTTAAAGGAAGGAACCAAGAAGTCTCACTCTGCAGCAGAGAACACTAAGTTCGTTGCAGGATTCCTTCGTGGTGTGGTAGATGAAGAGTCTTATAGAAAACTTATACAAGACTTTTACTTTATCTACTCAGCATTAGAAGAGGAGATGGAGAGATTAGAAGACGATACATTTTTAAGTCCTATCAACTTTTCAGAGTTGGATAGGGTAAAGGCATTGAAGAAAGACTTACGTTATTACTACGGTCCTAATTGGAACCAGACTATCAAACCATCTCAAGCATGCGTACAGTATGTTGAGAGGATACATGAGGTAGCAGATAGTAATGAACCATACTTATTAGTAGGACATCATTACACTAGGTATCTTGGTGACCTGTCTGGTGGGCAGATACTACAGACAATAGCAGAGAAGGCATTGGACTTACCACAAGGTGAAGGTCTAAACTTTTATGACTTTGACATCGCTGACAAGAAGGCATTCAAAACTAAATATAGAGAAGCACTTGATACTCTTACCACAGATGAAAGTATTATCAATGCTATAATAACGGAAGCAAACTATGCATTCCGTCTTAACATGTATGTTTTTGACGAGATCAAATCAACGGATCCTTATCCTGCGATGACAGCGATCAAAGGGTTCTGGAAATTTCTACTAGGAACTATCAACAAATGAAAAACTTTCACATCTACTTAAACGATAAGTGTTTGTTTAAAAATTTAAACCAAGAAGAGTTTGATTTGATTTGGGATAAGATATATTATTCTTATTGGAGAGAAGAACTAACATATGTTGAGTGTATAGATGATGCATGTATAAAGGGTAAAGTAGAAGAACATTCTTATTGAGTAGAATTACTCATTGACAAAATTGTAAAGAAAACGTAATATAAATAACGTTAGGTGTTGTTTTCCACACCTACTACAACGGACTCGAAAGTATCGCCATCCATTGTACAACTGCTCTCAAACCAAGACCTATAGGCAGTATAATACTTCGTCTTTCATATCCAGTAGTGAGGGATTACTGGAAATAAGTTTCGCATCTTCCCTGATGCCCTACTTAACGTCTTACTAATGACAACTCTTTCAACTCAATCCCGCAGCAAAGGTCTCCTAGCAGGTTGACCAGAATTTTGCGAGTGGGTAACATCAACAAACAACAGAATTTATGTTGGTTGGTTTGGTGTTCTAATGATCCCATGCTTGCTAACAGCAGCAGCATGCTTCATCGTTGCATTCATTGCAGCACCTCCTGTCGACATCGACGGAATCAGAGAACCAGTAGCGGGTTCTTTCTTATATGGTAACAACATCATCTCTGGTGCAGTTGTTCCATCATCAAACGCTATCGGACTACACTTCTACCCAATCTGGGAAGCAGCAACTGTTGATGAATGGTTGTATAATGGTGGTCCTTATCAGTTGGTAATCTTCCACTTCCTTATTGGTATCTCAGCATACATGGGAAGACAGTGGGAACTATCATACAGATTAGGAATGCGTCCTTGGATCTGTGTTGCTTATTCAGCACCAGTATCTGCTGCATTCGCTGTATTCTTAGTATACCCATTTGGTCAGGGTTCATTCTCTGATGGTATGCCACTAGGTATCTCAGGTACTTTCAACTTTATGTTCGTTTTCCAAGCAGAGCATAACATTCTAATGCATCCTTTCCACATGGCAGGAGTAGCAGGAATGTTCGGAGGATCTTTATTCTCAGCAATGCATGGTTCTCTTGTTACATCTTCTCTAATCAGAGAAACAACAGAGCAAGAGTCACAGAACTATGGTTATAAGTTCGGACAAGAAGAAGAAACATACAACATAGTAGCAGCACACGGTTACTTTGGTCGTCTTATCTTCCAGTATGCTTCATTCAACAACTCAAGAAGTCTTCACTTCTTCCTAGCAGTTTTCCCTGTTGTATGTGTATGGTTAACCTCTATGGGTATCTGCACAATGGCATTCAACTGGAATGGTTTCAACTTTAACCAATCAGTTGTTGATGCTAACGGAAAGATCGTTCCAACATGGGGCGACGTTCTTAACAGAGCAAACTTAGGTATGGAAGTAATGCATGAAAGAAATGCACACAACTTCCCACTAGACTTTGCTTCTGCAGAGTCTACAACAGTTGCTTTAACAGCACCTGCAATCGGTTAATTACTTAACCCAAAACAAATCGAGGGGTCGCAAGACCCCTTTTTCATAGGAGAAATTAATGGTAGCATCTACCTTACGAGCACCCACAAGGGGCTGGTTTGATGTTCTTGATGACTGGTTAAAGAGAGATCGTTTCGTATTCATCGGATGGTCTGGTCTTTTACTTTTACCTTGTGCTTACCTTGCTATCGGAGGTTGGTTCGTTGGAACTACTTTCGTTACTTCATGGTATACACATGGTATCGCATCCTCATACCTTGAGGGAGCAAACTTCCTAACATCAGCAGTTTCAACACCTGGTGATGCAATGGGTCATAGTTTATTATTCTTATGGGGGCCTGAAGCACAAGGCGATCTTATCCGTTGGTTTCAACTGGGTGGTCTCTGGAACTTCGTTGCATTTCACGGTGTATTCGGTCTCATAGGATTCATGCTCAGACAGTTTGAAATTGCAGGTCTTGTTGGCATCAGGCCATACAACGCACTAGCATTCTCTGCTGTTATCGCAGTCTTCACTAGCATCTTTCTGATCTATCCATTAGGTCAGCACAGTTGGTTCTTCGCACCATCATTTGGTGTCGCAGCCATATTTCGTTACATTCTTTTCATTCAAGGTTTTCACAATATAACTCTTAACCCATTTCACATGATGGGTGTAGCAGGTATATTAGGAGGAGCATTACTCTGTGCAATACATGGAGCAACTGTTCAGAACACATTGTATGAAGACACATCACAATACACAGAGGGTAAGATTCAATCTACAACCTTCCGTGCATTCGATCCTACACAGGAAGAAGAAACTTATAGTATGATTACAGCAAACAGATTCTGGTCACAGATATTTGGTATTGCTTTCTCTAACAAAAGATTCTTACACTTCCTTATGCTCTTCGTTCCTGTCATGGGAATGTGGACATCATCAATTGGTATCGTAGGTCTTGCACTTAACCTCAGAGCATACGACTTTGTATCTCAAGAGATAAGAGCTGCAGAAGACCCAGAGTTCGAGACTTTCTATACAAAGAACATTCTTTTAAATGAAGGTATGAGAGCATGGATGTCATCTGTTGACCAACCACATGAGAACTTCGTGTTCCCAGAAGAGGTATTACCAAGAGGTAACGCACTCTAAAAATCACTTTTAATTTACATTTACCTCGAAAAAATTTTCGGGGTATTTTTTTGTCTATTAGATTTTTTATAGATAAAACATGGATCTAGACGAACAATTAAAACTTGGTCATCTTCTACTGGAAGAAAGAACATGTAGAGTCTGTGGTGAGAGAAAGAATCTCTTACAATCATACTATCGTGTTCATAAGAATGTGAAGTTGATATCGTCTTATTCTTATGAGTGTAAAGAATGCACCATCAAAAGAATTGTTAAAAGTAGAAAGCAATCAGCACCAGTGTCTGAGGTCTATCCTGATTGGTAACTTGCAATACAATAATATTATGCTAAACTGTTTTTAACATAAGTAATCTAAGAACTTAGTAAAAAACATGGAAGATCCAACTGATCTATATCAAGATATGGAAAAACTCAACGCTCTATATGGAGAATTATGTTGGGATCATGACGAACCACTGGATTTTACAGCAGATTATAAAAATGATAGAATAATTATTAGAAGAAAAAGATCCTTACAAACAAAATGAAAATTTTCCTTGACACTGCTGATGTTAAAATCATCGGCAAACACTTCATCGAAACTGGTTTGATCGATGGAGTAACGACAAACCCATCGTTGATTATGAAGAGTGGTAAACAACCTGATGATGTTTACTTTAAATTATTCACACTAGGTGTAAAGGATGTCAGTATGGAGGTTGTTTCTAATACCGCAAAAGGTATGATTGAAGAAGCAAATCGATTGATAGGTAAGTTCCAAGACATAGTAACAATCAAAGTTCCTTGCACTAGGGAGGGCCTAATCGCCTGTAAGGAACTTTCTGATCGTGGTATAAGAGTTAATGTCACTTTGATATTCAGTGCCTCACAAGCGATTCTATCCGCTAAAGCAGGAGCGAAATACATATCACCATTTGTGGGTCGTGTAGATGACCAGAGGTTTGGTGGATGTAATCTAATCAAACGTATCAGAGAGGTATTACCATATGACTCATGTGAAATCTTATCTGCATCTATTAGAAGTGTAGGTGATGTAGAACATTCATTCGCACAGGGTGCTGACATTTGCACAATGCCACCTACCGTATTTGAAAAGATGTATGATCACATACTTACTGATAAGGGTTTGGAATTATTTGATATTGATTACAAAAAAACACTAGAACAATTTGGAGGAATCTAATGAACGGGAAACTAGACCCAGAAGAGAGAGTATTGAGCCGTAACTTTACGGTATATTCAAGAGATGGTTGCCCATATTGTGAGAAGGTAGAACAAGTATTGAAGATGACGGGTCTAAATTTCGTAACTTATAAATTAGATAAACACTTTGACCGAGAAGGTTTTATCAGTGAGTTTGGAGAGGGATCTACCTTTCCACAGGTAATCGTTAATGGAAGAAAACTTGGAGGTTGTGTTCAAACCGTAGAATATTTACAAGAAAAGAATCTGGTATGATGCAATGTCACAATATTTTGAAGAGGTATACTTTGATGTTGAAAAGGCAATAGAACTTGCCTTCGACAGGAAATTTGTGCTAAACTTCTATGAGTATTTAAAATTAAAAGGAGCAAAGAAGGTAGAGGTAGATCAATTTCTAAACAGTTCAACTGCTCAAGAGATTATAACCACTATTGATGATCTTCAAGAATATATTAAAGGAGGTAAAGACAACTTACATTCACAACTGCGTGAGGGGTATGGCCATATACCAAAACCTCAAGCAAGAAAGATAAGCACTTATCTTGAATCAATACTTCACGACGCATACAAGTATAGCAATGACAGAAAAAGAGGTAGAAAGCCCTCTAAATAACTCCAACACCGAAATCAATAAGGGTGTTGAACTGTTACTTAGGAATAGGAGGAAACCAAAACCAAAACCGAATACTTTCCAGATGAAGTTCTCTATCTTCAAAAGAGATATAACTATCATCTTTAACATAACAAAAAAATAATCTCTGGAGGTTCTCATGTCAGAAACATTAATCGTAACTTTAACTATTTCAACAGTAGTTACATTCCTTGCATTATTAGTGGGTGGTGTGATAGGATGGGTAGCAAGAGAACACTCATATGAGACTACACCTGAAACAGTGTATGCACATCCAGAGATGTTTGATGAAAATGGTAATTTATCAGCAGATGAAATTTTAGCAGTACGCTTTGAACAACATGACAACACAGAAGACGATGAGGAAGACTAGAACTCCCGCAGGATCAGCAGCTATCAAAACAAAGAAGATAGTTAAGAGAGTAGAACTTCCACCTAATCCTTTTATTCATGAAATTTTAGATCATGTAGAGGAACAGAAAACAAAAGCAAAGAAAATAACAGAATTAAGAAAGTATCGTGATGATTCTCTTACTGCTGTTTTAATATGGAACTTTGATAGTAGTGTTATCTCTGCTATTCCAGAGGGTCAAGTTCCTTACAAAGAGAATGAGGTTCCCATAGGAACAGATCATACTTCTCTTCGTAGAGAGTGGAAGAATCTTTTCCATTTTATTAAAGGTGGTAATGATAGTTTGTCTGCTCTTCGTAGAGAGACCATGTTTATTCAAATGCTTGAAGGTCTTCACCCAGAAGAGGCAAAGATTATATGTCTTGTAAAAGATAAGAATCTTACTGAGAAATATAAACTCACACAAGGTCTTATTGCTGAAGCATTTCCAGATATCAAATGGAGTGATAGAGTGTGACAACTGAAACTAAGAAACCAATGGCTGCACCCACATGGGATAAAAAAGAAAAGGATGCTATCGCAGAGTATGGATGTGAATTACTTGTAGAGAATGCTAATCAAGAGCAGTTACAAAAAACAAACTATCCTAGTGATGCTATGATCGTCACATACAAAGTTAAAGATAAAGTTCATTTTGATCTGTGTAGAGGATCAAAGGTAAACATCTTTGATTTGTATTATGATAAGTTTGGTAAAGGATCTCTTCAAGGCATAGATTTTGGTCGTGGAAACATCAACCCTCAAATGTGGGGATATAAAACAAAGGAAAAGAAAAAGAAAGGTAGAAGAGGATGAAAGATGAAGAACTCCGAGCACAAATAAATGCACTCATCAGAGATGAGATTCAAGAGGGAATCAATGATTACATTGATACCAAGGAGGAGTCGGAGAAGAGTGGCCTAGGTTTTGTTGATAACAAAGATGAAGAGTTAAAGGTCAATGTGTCTAATGCAGAGGTTGATAAACTTATAAAAGAGTATAAAAAGATAAAGAAGAGACAAAAATCTAATTTAAATCAGATCAGATTGCTTGATAAATTCGGTAATCCGATCAAAAAACCTTAAGAAAATCTAAAATTGTGTAACAAAATACACAACTACTTGCCTATATAGTGTGGGTATGCTAACATACCTTTACGTTCAGCCTAATGATAGAACTCACACTACTGGCATCACTCCTCACTGAACACAACGCTTCCCACTGGGAAATGTCATGTGCAGAGTGGAACAAAAATAGAATTGAGATACTTAGCGATAAGAATCTCAGGTCTGATGCACAGGAGTATCTTATAGATTACTTCCGAACTAAAGTTTCGGATAGAAACTGTGAGACCTTTATGTTGGGCCGCAAGTAAGCCGACTCGGAACGGGTTCGTTCATCTCTTATGATTGAAACTTTAATTGCTGCATCAAGTGCTATTACTACTATAGTTACAGTATCATGTGCAGATATAAACACTCTTGTTGATCGTGCTAAAGTCTACCCTGACCTTAGTAAAGAAGATAGACAGGAAATTATTGATTTGTATTATGATTTTGGTGACAAATATGGTTTGAATTGTAGAGACGCAAAAGCCGACTGAAGGAACGGATTTAAAACATCCAATTACTTTAGGAGAAAACCAAATGGCACAAGTCACATACAGAGGTATCAAGTATGATACCGACAGAAACAGAAAACAGCAGACTAACAAGGTCGATCTAACTTACCGTGGTGTAAGACAAGAAAAAGAACTTACAAGTGTTAAATGATTGTAACTC